GGTGAAGTCTATCATTACGTTCCATCTCTTGATGTTCGTCGGTGTACCCCATCTTGTCATTGAGGAACTCAGTGAGCTTCCCTAGTCCCCATACAATGCCTACACCAAGAGCGAGCTTACCAGCAAAGATAGGAGCAAAGCCTGCTGCAAGAGCAGAGATACCAAGCCCAATACCACCAAGCTTATCCATGATTGGTAGATCATTCCACATATCAGTAATGCCGGATGCTTTTAGTCCCCACATCACCCCATCGCCAATCACTTCTTTCACCTTGTCAGGAGTAAGGAACCATGCTCCTCCTGCTAGTGCCCCAACACCAAGAATACCACCAAAGTTGGAAATCAGAGAACCAATAGCACCCATTCCTCCTTTGAGGATTCCTAATAGAGATCTGCGCTTCTCTCGCTTGTTATGTTCATTCAGTTCTTCGGCTGTTTTCTGCTGAGCAATAATACTATCATCTCTATAGCCTTCTCTCTTCTTCGCCTCTTCTCTGAGATGTTCTAGTTCTTCCTCAGAGTATGTTTTCAGAGCAGGCCCATTCAGTCGCTTTGTCTGATTGTTTGTTGCTTCGTAGATGTGCTCAAGTAGACCCGCAACAGTGGATGTAAAGAACGTCAGTTGCTTCTTAGATGATTCCTTGAGATGCTCATGTACGTTCTTGTTCGTATCTAGGATCTCTTCAAGAACATTGACACTCTGTTGTTGTGGCGATTGTCTATCATCCCTCTTACTGAATATACCTGACACATTACGAGCAAACGCATTACCCAGCGCACCAAGAAGACCTTTGTTCCAGATGCGACTCATCAATCCGCCGCCGTCCTTAGACCCCTTCTCAATGACTTCAGTTTGCTCTTCTAGAGTGTCAATGATTCTATCTGTATCACTCTTCTTACCAAAGCCAAAGAGAGTCCCTGAGATCAGAGACGTTAGAGGTTTAGCAATCAATGCCAAGCTATTCCAGACAGGATGACGCATGAACCTGTCAACAGAGAACCTGATTCTATCGATGATGGTGGTGGGAATATCGGACACGCTCTCAATGATCCCAGATAGCTTCCTAGACACCATTGCCATGTGGGTCATCAGGTTCACCTTCATATCGAAGTGAAGTCCTCTGTGCATCTCTGAGAGAGGTTCTACGATGTCTGATAGGGCATTGGTGATCTTCACCTTATGAATCTGTCCAGACAAAGAGCTAGACCTGACACTAGACGAATCATCGATCATGGACATGGCATCCACCATGTCCGTCTTCATGTCTCTACGTGTCTTCTCTATGGAATTCGATATCATTGATGCCATTCCATCAAGGGACTTTGGTGACATTTCAACATCAGAAGATTCCCCAACAAGACGGGTGGTGATTTGCATATCCCTTTCACCACCCATAGCCCCGGCCATCCCTAGCCGGAACTTCTCTTTGTCTGATAGCTTGTCGAACTCTTCTCTGAAGTTATCAAAATTAGCCATATATTACAGCCCTCTGCCAGTGATACCCAGTTTAGCACCCACTACTTGCATTGCATTGCGATAATAGGGGAGATGTGACCGAACCACCTTCTCCGCTGATACATCATACACATAGAAGCTTGAGATAAGACGACCGCTTCCATTTGGGTCAAGCTCGGTGATATACCACACTTCAATATCGATGACATTATTGAGAGTGTATCCAATGATGAAGTCAGCACGGTATTCTCTATCAAGGTATGCCTGCTTCACTCGGCTAAAGAAACCACCAAGAACATCAGTGGGAGACTGTCTTGGATCTTTACGACCACGAGTGAGACGATCAATAGTCTTGCCTAGCCAGCGAGGAATGATGTTCTTGATACGAGAGTGTCTAATGCGAGTGATATCATAAGACTCGATGGATTCACTGATATCCTGAATCAACACCTGCTTCGTATAAGGACTATTCTTCACCTTGTTACGGATGTCTTTTGCCTGTTGATCAGCAGCTCTCCCTGTAATCTCAGCAAAAGGATCATGACCCATTGCACTGTTCTGAGCCCGAACAGCATCACGCTTCTCACGACGATCACCATCAAACCCATCAATTGCATCCTGATAGTTCTGATTAGCAGTTGTCCAGCGAGGATCTTCGTTCTCCTTGAGGTATGGATCGACGTTAGAATTGCGTGGACGATCCTTACCAAACAGATCACGGAACACCATGTTCATATGTTTCTCTGTGCTGGTGGCATAGTCTCTTCCATTGCGCTCCATCTTCTTGCGAAGTTCCTCAGAGAAGTCAGCTCCTTCCTTGTCTAGCATACGCTCCATCTCCATACCATGAGCCTCATAAGCTAATGCTGCTTCTACCGCCAAGGCAGTACGATCACCATCTGTATTGACATCCTTGAAGAAGTCTCTGATGCTGGGGTCTTTGAGGAGATTATTATCGTGTGGATCTTCTGCAATTCTTCTTAGCTTATCTGCCTGATCCCTGAGACGACCAAGGATATATTCCAAGTTCTGGCGATACTCTTCGATCTGTTGATTGTCCATTTCCTTCTGCATCTGATCGATCATGCTATCTGTTGTGGCATCACGAGAAGTCATCACATTCTTCTTAGGCTCTGGTGGTACATCTTTCATGCCATTGAATGCCGAAGATACGCTGCCCTTAACACGATCAGCGAATGCTGTATCATTGGCAGCACCAGATGCACTAGCAGCATTCATTCTATCAATGGCAGCCTTCTCTACTCTCTCACGACGCTCTCGTTCTTCTCGTGCTCTGCGAGAAGAATCCATACGAGCTTTCCGTTCTTTGACAGCAGGGCTACGTGTCTTCTTCTGTGGCTTAGGAGCCTTCACATTGGCACGAGCTTCAGATCGTTCTTGTTCTTCTCTCTTAAGCTCAGCGCGGATGTTCCGTTGCTCTTGCTCGATACGTTTCTCTTCCTTGCCCAGATCAGGGCTGAGAGCCCGCTGGAGGGACTGTGAGAGGGCAGCACCACCTGACCCAGTGGCAAACACTTCTGAGTCTGTATTGGCTTCCTGTGCAATTGTACGGATGAGTAGACGAATGCTCTCCTGTAGAGTGGGTACAGATGCACTCACTTCCACGCCATTCTTGTCATAGACACTGAATGAGGAATCCATTGAGTTGTACCACACTTCATAGAAGAGAGTCTTGTTCACCTGATAGCCAAGAAGGAATGTCTTCTTCCATGTCTTACCAATGAGATGTCCAAGAAGATTCTTCTTGTTCTTCTGTACGGTGCGGAGACCCTTACCCCAGAACTTCACCCAGTGATGACGAGTGGAGCGAGAGATTCTGGTGATATCTCGATAGAACTCACCGGGGACAATATCAGAGCTATTGATTCTGACAATGAGGGGATCTTTCCGTCCACGTTTGCCAGCATTCACATCATCGATTGTTGGCTCTACATAATCTCGTGATGCATCCTCTGGAGGACGACCGGAGAAGTATGCCTGCTTCCTCTTACCGACAGCAGCAAGTTTGTATGCACCGGGAGTGGAAGGAACGTAGTTGTTATTGTACTTGTCAAGAATAGCATTAACCCTGCTACTGATAGCAGTGTCCTTGAGCTGCTTGACAATATCGATATCAACACCAAGAGCAGTGAGAAGTTGCTCGGCATGTTGATAGCGTGGATTCTGCCACACCTCACGAACCGTCTGAGGATGGATATGAAGCTCTTTAACACTCCCAATATACCCAAACTCAACGGTGATGTATTGACCATCCCAACCCACTTTGATAGGAGCCAGATTACCACTCCTTTCCTCTAGGATAGAAGCAATGTCCTCATCAACCTCAACACTCTCGTTGAGAATCTTTGAGTGGGCATGCATCTTCTTCACTTGGGATTCGGTCATCACTCCTGCCATACCAAGCTCTAGAAGAAGGTAGTTGCCGATGTTCTTATACTCTTCTTCGGTAAATTTGTAATTTTCCATGGAAAATCCTCTATATAGATCTTTATCTTATGCTCACTATTTACCAAAACAAAAGCCCCTCCATATAGGAAGGGCTTGTGGATATCACTAGAGGCTTATCCTCGGTGTTGGTGTTAGGAATGGGTCTTTGTTCTTCAAGTCCTTTGTCATCTCTTCTATGAAGAACTTCATCTCTATCACCTTCATCTCCCTCACATCAGAGGGAGACACTCGCAACACCTTACACACTTCATAGGAGTTCCTCAAAATCGTCTGGTAGTTCAGGGTAGAGGATATCAGTGATTTGAAAGGGAATGCCCAGAGTGGACACCTCCCCACACTTCTCGCATGTATGCTCTACTTCGTCCTGTACACCAAACTTGAAATACTGATGATACTTACGTACATAGCCCAGCTTACGAGAGGGGACATTCTCACCCACCCACTTCACCTTCAGTTCGAATGGCATGGGAAGATCAATGGAGGCAATCATCATCAGACGTTCGAAGCTCATTCCTTTCTGCTCTTCTTCGGAGTGCTTATTGATGTACTTCTCTACTTCCATCTCATGACCCACAGTGGATGGCACCACCTTCAGCACTTCGCCATTGTCTCCGAAAGGAATCTCAAGAGGAACAGGAATGTTGCTCTTGATGTCATGGACAGGAACCTCAGTGAGATCCACTTCCATGGTTTCCTTATGGCCACAGCTTCCACATGTAACATCAACGTGTTTCTTGGAGGTGTAGTTATTAGACCAGAGCCAGAGCATCACATAATCTCGATCGAATACTGACATCTGCTCAAACCACTCACAGTTATTCAACAGTCCTTTGATGACACTGTTCAGTGTTCGAGTGAGGGTGGTTGCAGAAGCAGAAGCGAGCACCTCCTCATCCTTCACGAGAATGTCTCGATATGTGACATGTGAAGGATAGCCTAGGAGCCCCTTAGAGGGGAGGTCTAGGTAGTTGGCACTCTCCTTCACCTTCTCCTCTGTATCCTTCTGTGGAGCCTCTGTGGGCTTCTTGGTGGGTTTCTGTTGCTCTTCATCAGCAAACATGTTCTGTGTCGGCTTTTTACGTGCTGCCATTGAGTGTTCTCCTTTTGTCTTTGTTGTGTGGGTTATTTAGATGACCAAATCAGCAATACCACTGGCGGTTCTCAATACGTTCTGCAATCCAGACCCAGATAGCTTCGTATTGTCACCCACCCATGACTTACCCATGATGGCGAGTTCCTTGGCCGTGATCTTGGATCTCACTTCTGCGCCACTAAGGAAGTTATATTGTACCGAGTCCCCTGTAAGGGTTACGCTGTACGTAGTGATGCCATTGTCTTCATACGAGTTACTCATTGTGCTTATCTCACTGATGAAGAACCCTTCATAGATGTATTCATGGAGGTCTAGCTTTGATGCAGACAGTCGATAGAATCTGACTGGACGCTTATAGAATACAGGAGGATTGTATGTCCCATCAGCATTGATGATCAAAGACTTCCATGCGTCGAGGTACTGGAGCGTCTTACCGTCCTCCATCTCATGTATAGTGAAACTAATACTACCAATGTCATTGTTAGATGCCGTATACCAGAAAGAGTTCTTGTTTGTCACCTTCTTCGTATCTAGCTGGAAGAACGGCGTATCGAATGTCATCACCCGATGATTGATATCATCAGGATTCACCATGACCCCTCCGAGAACACTAGAGATGACATTGGCCACAGACATCAACCCTGCCCCGATCCCGTTAGAGAAGTTGATCCGACTTGCTTGTGTGACCAGGCTATCAGCACTATTCAGCATGGGATTGAGAGACGGAAGATCCACTCTCCATAGGAAGTCATACTGTGGTGATTGTTGCTTCTTCTTGGCAAGGGCATCCCCGATGTTTGCGTTAGATCCACCACGCAACACCGTCTCACCCACATCAAGAAGCTTTCTATAGTTAAGATCAATCAAAATAGACTCCTGATTCCGCTAATTCCGCTGATAGTATTAGACACATCATCAAATGCATCAGTGAGGTCATACCCTACTCCCATGTCGTTGAATGCGAATGAAACATCGAACCCCATCACCTCACTAGATGAATAGTCTAGGTTCACTTCACTGATACCGATAGGGAATGCATCCTCAAAGAAGAACTGTTCTGTGATGATGGCATCTGTTGTATCAAGAAGACGAATCTCCATCTGCTTCATGTAGTTGATTGGGTCAACGGATGCATCTTCTCGGCCAGCATTCATGAGATCCATCCACTGATAGAAGAAATGATAGATGTCAAGGCTCTGGTTGTCGTAGAACCTGACAGTGAGAGTCTTCTCTCCAGACGACCTACCCTGATACGTG